CCAAGATCCATTGAACCAACTGATAGCGCAGAACATGCGCAGTTTTGTCATCGTCCCAGTGGTCAGCACATGGGATAATTACGAGGTTTGGCTCGCCATGGTAGCGGCAACCAGAGGCTCACCCGGCTTCTGGCGGTCTAAAAACATGGTCACTACTCTCAAGGGCTCCACTGTCGGAGCAGCAGCCTCACCAGATGGTAGCACTTCTTATGGCGGCGCCACCACTGCACAAGGCACTTTCGTCACATCAGGACGCGTTGCGAACACCACGCCAGACGGATCGTGGGGTGTCAACGGCAACATACATGTGTCTATGGATCCATGGGGAATCACTGATCAGATGGTTCTCGTCCCTGATAACACTGTCAACAATCTAAACGTATTCGGTCAGAATACACTGGTCGTGCCCTACATCTTCGTGTTGTGCGATGATCTTAACGTATCCATCGCGGAGCCAAACCCGTTCTCCAATTTCACGCTTTTCGGAGCAGCCATTCCTCGAGCCAACATGGCTCGAGCAGGCGGCATTTTCGACCTGGCAGTGCAGCTCGGCAACTTCTACGATATCACCACTCAGCTCCTGGCTTTCGGCGCAGCCTTGCCGGAGAACGCTACGATGCTCGCCACACGTATGCTGCCTTTCCTCGAGAAGCACGGAGTCGCCAAAGCCACCGTTAGCAAGTGTCTTGGCCTCGTTGCTCTGACCCGCACTGCAGACATTGCAAGACCTGAAGCTATGATCCAGACCTCCACCACGGACGGTGTACCCGATTGTTCCGTTCAGACATACTCGGCGTTCATCAACCTAGACGCAGCAGCAAGCGCCAACTACCAGAATTCGCCGTTTCCGTTGCAAGTTTCAGCTGACGGGTATACTTCGGTAAACAATGCCTTCCCAAATCCACCTATACCAGCACAGAACTGGCAAGTCGTCAACAAGTGGAATTCGATTCATTGTTTGGGTATTCCAACTCAGCTGGTTCCTGATTACTACTGTCCTCAGGGTGGCTGGTGGCGCAACTTGGGAGCGGGATTCGTTCCGGACATCACACCTGGGAACATGACTCTGGGAATCATCATCAACTTGGTGGGCGTTACGGTGCCGGCCGTTGCCACCTCCTTCCAGAACTGGGCGGGTCAGCGTCCCTACACTGGGACGAGTGGGTTGATCATTCCAGCTCTCCGCCATTCACCCGACCGGTTCATTGCCGTATTGACAGGAGCCTGCGTGCAGACCTGTGAGGTGATCTCTGCGCTGGATGCCAACTTTCCCCAAACCCTCATCGAGATCGGACCAGTCTTGGCGTGCACTGTGTCACAGATGCTCAAAGTCTTCAACATGCCGCAGGGTGCTCTAGTGGCAAACGGGCCATACACGGTCAACGCTTACAACCAGATCTACCAGTGTGAGATCGGTCCTGCCATCATGGCGCAGCTTGGTGTCAACTGTCTGCTTGTCAAACAGGCCGGAAACTGGGACGGTTTCTTCAACGGAGCGGCCCTCCTTCCAGGCGCCGCTCTCGCGGGCGGCAATCTGCATTGTACCACTTTCGAGCCATTCTTCGACAAGTACTCGACGTACTATGCTTGGGCTACTGGGCAGAAGATCCATGACCAGAAGCGACCAGACTTTGCCGTGCCTGACAACTGGCAGACGATCGCTCTCGAGAACCTCGCCAAACGAGGCTTCGACGCCGTTGGCGATGAAACTCCCGACTCTTTCCAGACCATCTCATCTATGTTGCACCACTACATATGGAACACTCCGGCTGGAGTGTTACAGCCATCGCTTCCCCTTCCCAACATGGTGGAGAAGCTCACCGGAGCGATCGGTGTCTACATCCAACAGTATTGTATGCACTTCACATATTTCGGACTTGTTTCAGTGCAGAATATTGGAGTTGGCAACAGGTATTGGCCCAACTATGTGGCAGCAGGGCTGGGAGCTACTACCGCTAATGTTGCTTACGCCATGCACAGCTCGAATCGCATTTCACTGACTGGCATGAGCATGCTGCTGAATCTGGGTCTGAACACACGAGAAGTTGCGTTACAACAAGGATCTTCGGTCGTTGCCCCATACCAC